TTGATTATGATTCTGATATGCTACTTTTGCTGAGTACTCTAAACAAACATCTAAGTCGTTAAAGTAAACGGGCTCTTGCTCTTTACCCGCTAAGAATACAATCAGCACCCATAACATTACTTCATCCAGCCTGAAGCTAAATTACTTAGTACTCCTATTGAACCTCCTAATCCCATCATTAACCAGAAGGCGCCTCTCCAACGGTTAGCGGTAGCTTTTAAATCTTTAACACTGTCCCGCATTTCTTTCATGTCTTCTTGCATAGCTTCAACTCTTTCTTCTAGTCTAGCTAAAGCAATTTCTAATTTTTGTTCTTGTGACATCTTAGTCTCCGTTGAAAGTTTCATTCTATGCTTTATATTCTTTTATTAAAAGATAATTTTCTGCTCCATCTCCATTGGCACTACCCATTTCCATATTATTATTTGTTATAGGATAATATACTTTACCTCTAACATCATACGTTCTTGCAGAGGTGCTACCAGAAGTTTCATAATATTGTTTCCAAGCATATTTTATAACTCTTGTACTAGCATCTTGATATAAATCATAAGGTCTATCAGAGCTGTCATTTGGACTATTGCTTACTCTTGTGCCGTCTTTAAAAATATTTATACCATAACCATTCGCTCCAGCTGGTTGTGCATTTATAAATACTTGAGTAAATATTTCTATAATACTATTTGCAAATAAAGGTGTAAAAGATATAGATAAACCAGAAACTTGCACATAACTTGTTGTATCATTTTCTGTAGCAGTATCTTTAGAAACTACTCTTGCAGATTGTACTAAAGAACCACTTGGCATATTAGCACTACTTAATGTACCTATTTTACTCGCAGCTATCGCAGCACTAGCATTTATTTGTGTATTGGTTAGAGTACCATCGGTGACTCCGAGAGCTTTTAGTTTTGTGATAGCCATTTAGTTCTCCCTATTTAGGTGGTGTATTTTCTTCATTTACCTCTTTAGCTGTTTTAACTACTTTCAAAGTAAATGCTTGTTCAACTTGTTTGTCTTCACCTTCTGCTATTGCTATTCCATTAGCGTTACAGTGTGCTACATTAGCTGCAATGATTTCATCTTTAGCAATCCTTGCTCTATTCTTTAGGGCATTATCTACCCAATCTTGTGTTGATACAGTACAATAAGACATTGCTTTATCTTCTGTATCTGTTAATTTTACAGTATAATCTGCCATAATTTTTCTCCTTATTATCCTATTAAAAATCCTTGAAAAAATGTATACGGATGGTGATTATAATAATTTCCACCTTGAGTATTTAAGTGAACATCTATTTTATCATTTGCTGCCATATTAACAATACCAGCTACCCATACTGTTACTTCAGAGCTACTATTATATCCATAAACATTTCCTACTGCGAAATCAGTTCCATTATGTCTTAGCTTTATTCTTTTTTGATTTGTTCCATTTTGTACTAATGCTTGTGTATAAAACTGATACTTACCAGCAACTGGTGCAAAAAATCCATTTGAACTTGTGTTGTAATTATTACCTTGGTCAAAGTTAAATCCATTGCCATCATTAGCAAACTGAACAACATCATTAATTCCAGTAGACCAAGCACCACCTAATCCTGCAGCTCTAAAACATGGGTGTTTAGGTTTTAATAATTCACCATCTATAGTTAATTGCATATTGGTTGTTAAATTAATTGAAGCATCAGCATTAGCACTAGGATTACCAAACCAAGTGTGATAGCCGTTTGCTCCTAATGCATAGTTTGAACTTGTACCATTTTCTTTAGCTTTCCAACTACCATCATGGTACATATTAGTGCCAATTTGAGTATCACCACCATCATAGTGTCCAAAGTGACCTTGGTCTCCTAAATCAATAGCTGTCCAATTTCCATGCCAAGATTTAGGTGTTGTACCTATTCCAATGTTTTCTGAACTGTCTATAGTCATAGCTAAAGCATTAGCATTATCATCTATTCCTGGAGATGTAAACGCACCAGTAGAAGTTAAAGTCGAAGCAGCAGTTACTCCACCACCATCAGCAATAGTAAGAGCAGCATCTCCATCTGTGTATTGTATATTTTGTACTTTTATAATTGATGTCATTCTGTTCTCCTACCCTATTAAGTGCCCATTTAAATATATATAACTAGCACCACAATATACATTATAATTATTACTTGTTGCATTCCCATCATAAAGGGCTGTATATAATTGTACATAATCATTTGCAGCTAATTCAATAGTAAGTGTTGTAGTTGAACTAGTTGCAGTATCGTAATTTCCAATCCAAGTTTCTGATTTTCCTACTCCATTTACATAAATAGCTGTACCTGCTCTAGCATAGTTACTAGTATAGTTTGTATAGAATTGACCATAAAATTGATATACACCAGCTACTGGTGCAACGAAGCGATGGTTTGTAGTGTTATAATGATTACCTCTATTAAATCGTGTTTGATTAAGTGTTTGTAAATGGAAACCACCATCAGTAGTATCAGACCAACAATAAGTATTACTAGCATAGTATGCTTGAAAAGCTGGGACTTTTGGTTTTTTTATAATACCATTACTATCTATTGTTAATCCATCTAAACTATTTGCATTATTAGAAAGATTTATATTATCTGCTCTTAATCTTATATGATTACTTACAATATGAGTGTCACCAGTTCCTGTTTCTTCTATATAACTATTACTTCCATCATGGTATAAGTTAAGATCATTACCTGCACCTAATCTTAATTTAAAGTTATCACCCATAGAAGCAGCACTATCAGTAACTGTTATCCTATCAGTATTAGCAGTTTTTATTTTAACCTGATCATTTACTAAGAGATCAACTCCAGAGTCTTGATCTCCACTTGAATTCATTATTTTATCTGCGTGTATTGTACTTGTCATATATCCTCCTAACCTAAGTATATTATATTATATAGGGAGTATGCATCTCCATACCAATTGGCAGTCCATTGAACTTTAATCTGATCATTAACTGCACATGGAAATGTAACATTACCTGCAATATTAGTATAAGACCAATTTTGAACACTAGAAGGAATAACTGAATTATATAAATGTAATTTTGTAGTACTACCATGGATTACTTTTCCTTGAGTAGTAGTATCTGTTATATTTGTATTAGCTAAACTAACTATAGAAACTTGATACATTCCTGCAATAGGACAAGTAAATATTCCAGCATTACTCATATGATTTCCAGTATTTACCACATTAGTAAAATGACCACCATCTATACTTAATACTGTATCTGCAGAAAGTACCAGTGAGCCACTAGCACCATTAGCAAAGAAATAAGGCTGTACATTTCTTTGCACTCTTGCGCTACTATCAATAGATAATGCAGTTGTACCATTAGTATTTTTAAGGGTAGTATTTGTAGTATTTCCTCTTATTTCATCAACAAATAATTTACTCATTATATCACCGTAAATGTACCATTCACAGTTATGGTCACTCCATTATTAATTGTTACTGGTCCTATTACACTACCATTTTCACCTGATGCTATTGTCTGGCTAGTCGCTAGTGTATTCGTATTTATTCTAATTGGTGTAGCACCTCTAGCTAACTGTGAACTTAACTTAGCTGCTGTAACTGTACCATCAGCTGGTGTTGTTAGAGATCCTGTTTCACCTAGTACTATTATATAATCTATTACATCATTACTTGTAAGTGCAGAAGCAAATACAATATTACTACCATTTAAAGTATAAGCATCAATAGGTGCTTGTGTTACTCCGTTTAAACTTACAATCATTGATTCAGCACTAGCTGGAGTATAAGCTACACCTGCACGTTGCAAGGCAAAAGTTGCTGTAGCTGACGTAGTAATACTGTCTAGCTTTATAAACTCTCCTTGTATTAATTGCTTACCTATATATGGCATATTATTCTCCTTATAGTTTCAATGCTTCTTCAATATCTTTTTTATATGCTTCTTTTACTTCATCTGTCCAAAGTGATTCAGCAATAGCTTTTACTTTTGGTTCTTCATTAGATAAATCTGTTGGTTCGTGTTGCCAACTTTCATCTGCTAATCTCATTGATGTAAAAGGAACTAATGAACTTCTTTCATGTGAACTACTTATAATTTCATAAGAACCATTTGCTTGTTCTTCTTTTACTTTTGTAGTTGTTCTTACTGATAAAGACCAATCTCCAATTACTTCTATTACATCTACTTTTGTTTCTTTTATTAAATCGCCTTGTGCCATTTTTTACTCCTAAACTGTACCTATATGATAACAACCACTTATTTTCATTCTATGGTCACTAAAACTTATTTCACTTGCTGGTAAACTTCGCCATTGACCACTATCTGGGCTTTGTAAAAAACTTATATAATTATCGTATTGCTGTGCCATTAAATGAGGATATGAAGAACTTGATACTCTTCTATAAAAATATTGTGCATTCATAGAAGTACCAGTATGTCCAGTAAAAGGCAGATTTTGAATTTGTACAGAATTAGACGTAGTGCCACTTACTCCACCATCACTATCAAAGTTCATATCAACAAAAACTATATCACCTATTCTTGTATAATGACCACTTCCATATTGACCACCACTTCCTTGATAATCAAATGTAGCACCACTTGAAACCATTTTTGGTTTGAACGTACCATGTTCATAATGTTTTAATACTTCATTTTCTGTAGTTGGATTTTCAGTTCCATCACCAGATGATAAAGCTGTGCCACCAGTTTGTGCAGAAAAATCTATTCCCTTACCACTTGTTCCTATTACAAGGTTGCCAGTATTTAAAGTTAAATTACCAGTATCTCTATCTAAACCCATTCTTTCAGTAACAGTTACTTGCGAACCACTAAACCACTTTAATACATTATTAAAGCCATCAAGCATTGTTCTAAAACCATAAACATGATTTTCACCAAATACTGCTGTTGAAGTTGCAGAGCTTTGTTTTTCTACAATATCCAACGAACCAGAATAAGTAGGATTATTGTCTGCTGTAGTTGTAATTTGTATTCTTGGAAATGCTCCACCTTGTGTGTTAGCAGATGTTCCAGATATTTCTAATGATGTTGCTGGTGTAGTAGTTCCTAATCCAACATTTTCTGAACTATCTATTGTAATAGCAGTTGCATCGGCATTATCGTCTATTCCAGGTGAAGTAAAAGCACCAGTAGTAGTTATTGCACCACTTGTACTTATTGCAACATTGTTTGCTAGCTGTGCAGATTCAATAGCATCATCTGCTATCTGTGCAGTATCTACAGAATCATCTGATAAACTTGCAGTTGTTATTTTTGATAATGCCATTATTTACTCTCCAATGCTTCTATTCTTTTTATAGCTTCTTGCAAAGCTGCTGTTAATATAGGAACTAATTTAGAATTATCTAATACTTGTGGCTTTATATCTTCAAACTCTTCTTGCCATGTACTGTCTGTTGGATAAGTTGTTTCACCTATAGGACTGTTATCTTCATTATCACTATCAGCTTTGCGTTTTTCCCAATCTTCTTTTTCAATATTGTCTGCAATAGCAATACCTTCTTTATTTAGAACAACATTTTTCTTTGTTACAACTGCATCTTTTTTACCATCAACAGCATAATCAAATACCTCACCTACTTCATGTGCAAAAAAACCATCTTCTCTATCACCACTGTTTTTCCACTTAAAATTATAAGGCTTTAACTTTTTAACTTGCCCTATGGCATCAGTAATTTCTTTATTATCTTCTTTTAATCTATAATCAGAAGCTGAATAATAATTTACGCCATTAGCTCCAGTTATTCTTATATAACCTTGTGTAGAACTATTTCTTCTAAACAATATGTCTTCCATATTACGACCATTATTAGTGTCGTTATTATAGATTGTTATAGCTGGAATACCTGAATAATAAGCATAGGTATATATTCCTATTCCACCCTTACTATTATTGTAATCAGGACTTACAGTTAATTGTGTTGTAGTATTAAATGGACTAGTTGAACCATTGCGAGATAAAACAACTTGTCTAGTATCATGCTTCATAAAGAAGCCAATAACACTACTAGTTTTTATAGCAAAGTGTGTTGAGTTTTGTGTATACCAAATATTAGTGCCACCATTATAGGTAGCTCTTTCAAAACCACAAACACCATAATTACTATTATCTGGGTCCATAAAGTATAAAGCTGTTCTGTCATTAGCACTTGTTTTAAACTGTAATTGACCATTATTATTTATTGCTACTCTTTCTGTAGAATCTATCGCAAATTTAATTACTCCTGTAGCACCAGTTGCATCATGGTCAGTTGCAAGTGTCATAGAGCCATTATTATAAAATAATCCACCATAGTTGTTGTCATCTGTATCCATTAATTTTAAATCTGGGTGACTGCCTTTTATCTCAACTACATCTGGCTTCACAACGACTGTGTCTGTGCCACCTACTTTTAAATCAATTTGGTCATCTGTGTCGGCTGTAATAGATGTATCACCATCATCATCAAGTATTATTTCATTTCCTTGAACATCAATAGCACCACTAGTAGTTAACCCAGTTAATGTACCAACACTTGTTACGTTTGGTTGAGCAGCAGTTTGTAATGTTCCTGTTAAACTTGTAGCAGTAACACCAGCAATTCCAGTTATATTTGTTGAATTATCACCTGCAATATTTCCATTTGCAGTTATGTCACCACTAAATGTACCAGTAGTTCCTGATATAGCTCCACTAAAAGTAGCAGTAGTTCCTACTAGCCCACTAGTAAATGTACCAGATGTAGCAGTTAAAGCTTGATCGGTCGGATGTGAAATACTTTGTACTGCTAACTCGTCATATATAATATAAAAGTCATCTGTACTTGCAACACTACCTGTAGTTGTTAATGTAGTTCCATTGACTGAATAAGCTGTTGTTGGTTCCTGTCGTACATGGTTTATATAAACAGATAAATCATTTGCATGAGATACTGCATGAGTCAAAGTAAAACTTGTACCACTTTGTCCTGTAAGATCTTGTTTTTCCCTAGATGAAAATGCATCTGCTAAAGGGTTTCCTACGTATGGCATATAACCTCCTATGTACTAATTGCATCTACAACAGATACTATTGCGTCTACTGAACTTGCTACATTTGATTTAATGTATAACCTATCCCCACTTACTGCAACTATTTTAGCACCACCATCTATAAGCTCAAGTGACGATCCACTTGGAATTGGTGCATTTTTAATAAGGTAAAAGTTATTACCTCCATTTTGTATATAAGCTTCTACTGTAACTGATTGTGTATGTGTATTTGCTAATCGTATCCCTACAATACAATCAAAGCTATCAAAGTTAGAACCATTAGGAAAATCTACAGCAGACGTTCCTATATTTCTTTCTTTGTATTGTCTAAAATTCTGTGCCATTATTTTCTCCCTATAATGCTATTGCCATTGCTACCGCAAAACCTTGTGATGCTGCATCAGCTCCATTTATCTTAACTGCAGGTGCTTTAAAAGTTTTATTTACACTAAGCGAATCATCTGTATTTGCATAAGTAAATGTTGCATCTGGATCACTTCCACAATCAATTGTTAAACCACCACCATTAGCAGCAGCTGCATTTGCAGAACCATTTGCAATTGTAATATTTTTATCAGTAACATCTAATGTCTGAGAGTTTACTGTAGTTGTTGTACCATCTACTTGTAGACTTCCTTTAATCTGAACTAAACCTGAGTTAGCACCTACTACTGCTGGATCAATAACAAGTGTAGATGGTCCACGTATTTCACCACTTGAAAAAGTTAAGTTACCACCTAAAGTTACATCGTTACCAAAAGCATTTGTAATTCTAGCATCAGCTCTTGTATCAGTATAGTATAAGTTTGAGCTACCTTCAGATAAATCATCTGTATCATATGTTGATATAAATGTTACCCATGCAGAACCATTATATACTTTCATTTGTGATGTATTAGTATCATACCATAAATCACCACTACCTATAGTTCCACCTGAAGGCGCTGAGCTTCCTATAAAATAAGTATTAGCAAAAGCATTTACATTAGCTATATTTGTAGCAACTGTATTTACATTTGATATTGCACCGCTTACTGTACTAACGTGAGATATATTGGATGCTACTGTATTAACATTAGTTATAGCACCAGCTACTGTATTTATATTACTTGCATTATTTGCTACGCTAGTTACATTACTATTATTACTTGCAACTGTAGTTACATTAGCTTGTATTCCAGCCACGGTAGTTACATCACTAGATATTCCAGCTACTGTATTAATATTAGTAGCATTACCTGCAACTGCATTAATTTCTGTAGTATCTCCAGCTACTGTAGTTACGTTAGCATGTATTCCAGCAACTGTTGTAACATTAGCACTTATACCGGCTACAGTAGTTACATTAGCGCTTATACCAGCTACTGTAGTTACGTTAGCACTTATACCTGCAACAGTTGTAACATTGCTTGAAATACCAGCTACTGTTGTAATCTCACTTGAAATAGTTAGTACTTCTGCAATATCATTATTTTCAGTAGTAATAGTATTACCCATATTATTACCATGCTGTGTACAATAATATCTAGCTGGCTGTGTTCCTGTAGTTGGTACTGCAAAAACTACTTTAGCACCTGCTTGACCAGCTGTACCAGTTACAGTTACTCCTGTAGTATAAGCATTTCCACCACTATCTTTAAATGCAAGCGGATGTCCACTATTAGTATTATCACTAACATCAAATGTATAAGTAAAACCTTTTACAAGTGTAAGAGCTGGTTTACTTGTTGCACCACTTCCTGTATTAATATAAAATACACCACCTTGAACAGTAACAGTATATGTAGCGGTACCTTCAAAAATTGCTGCAACTGTATTTATGTTTGATGAATTATTAGCTACGCTTGTAACATTAGAACTAATACCTGCAACAGTAGTAATATTTGTATTATTATTAGCAACTGTAGTTACATTACTATCATTATTTGCTACTGTAGTTATATTACCTGCAATACCTGCTACTGTATTAATTTCTGTAGTATCTCCTGCTACTGTGTTAATATTTGTAGCATTTCCTGCAACGGCATTAATATTACTAGAATTACTATTTACCGCATTAATATTGGTCGCATTACCTGCTACTGCATTTATATTACTTGAGTTACTGTTTACAGCATTAATATTAGTAGCATTAGCGTTTACTGCGTTAATTGCAGTTTGATCTGAAGATGTTGGTTTAACTGTAACCCATGACGAGCCAGTGTAAACTCGCATTATATTATCAGTAGTATTAAAATATAATGCTCCTGTTAGTAATGCATTACCATCATTATCAACACTAGGATCACTAGTTTTATTTCCTAAATATCTATCATCAAAAGCATCTAAAGTATTAGCTGCATTAGTAGCTGAAGTTGCTGCTGCTGTTGCACTATTACCTGCATTAGTTTCTGAAGTTGCTGCATTAGTTGCGCTAGTTGCTGCATTAGTTGCTGAAGTAGCTGCATTAGTTTCACTAGTCTTTGCATTAGTAGCAGAGGTTGCTGCATTAGTAGCTTTAGTTGCTATTGCTTGTTCAATTGTTGAAAGAGTTGTATTATTTAAACTATTAAACAATCCTCCTTTTGAGGCATCATCAGTTGCTCCAACTGAATTAACTGTATCTGGTGCTGCTGGTGTTGTCATTAGATTAACCCTCTTCCGCTAAAGTTTACTTGTACATTTCCCCCTGCTGCATTACGTTTAGAATCTTCATCATTTAATTCAAATATTTCTTGATCAAATAACTTTTTATACTTAACGCCTTGATCGTCATCTTGCAAATAATAAAATACTTCTGCAAGTGCACCCATTAATAATACTCTTTCATTTTCATCTCTTAACCAATTAGCTGCTTCGTTACCTTTATATTTAGCATTATTAGTATTTCCTTGATTGCCACCTGCAGCTTCTGTAGCTTCTGCCTGTGTAGCATAAGCTGTATTGGTATCACCATTAACAAAGAAAAGACTTACAGCCGCTGCATTATCTTGTGTTAAAAATCCTGCAGCATAGTTAGCTGGTGTTACGTCATATACTGCATTTAATGCAGGTAGTCTTCTATAATAATGTAATTCTATTTTATCTGCAGTGCTTAAACTATTTGCTTGACCAAATCCTGGTGCTAATAATAATGTATTACCCTGTCTTGAAAAATAACCTATATAACTAGTCTTAAGTGCTGACCAATCATTAAATGTTCTTAAATCAGTTTTTTCATTAAACACTCTACATGTTCTACCAGCTGAATCAATTTCTCTTATTTGTATAAACTCTATTAAATCAGTTGGTAAAGTTAAATCTGTTTGACTTGGTAAAAAAGTATTAGCCGCTGTAGTAGCAGCTTCTAAAGCTGTAGAGTTATATGTTATAGTATTTTCTAATGCCGCTACTCTAAGATTTCTGTAACACTTATCCGCAGCATATCTTAAACAATCTTGAATTCTGGTATCAGATAATACAGATGAATCTTTGTTAGACCAATCTCTAACTAATGCTGTAAAGTTTGCATAAGTCGGCATAATTATCTCCTAAGTATTTACAAGCAAATGTTTATATTCCGTTTGTAATATATACTTTAGCTTTTTCATTTTATCTTTATCACGCATAAACGTACCATCGTGTAAATTTATTCCATGATCTTCATTGATTTTAATAGCTACAATATCTGGTATAGTGGCCATTTTTCTAAAACCACTTTTATTTTGTTTTCCGAAATAAGCTTCTTTATCTCTATCAAGCTTAGCATTATTTAAGTATTGAGTAATATCTTGCTTAGCTTCCCAATCTCCAGAAGATAAATCAAAGCCTGCTCTAATACCTTGCTTTGGATTTACTGTAGCACTACCAAATGTGAATTCGTTTTCTTTTGCCATCCTCTTCTCCTATTAAGTAGCCGGTTCTGTAATAGCTATAAACCTACCTGACTTACCAATGTAACCTAATAAATCTCCAGCTGTTGCTGCTGTAAGCGATGCTTGTAAAGCTGGTGCTGGTGCACTACTTACATTTATAAGATCTAAATGTGTTAACTTATATCCTCCACCTGTAGCTGCGCCTATTCTGTATACACACTTTTCTACTGGGTATATATTTCCTGCATTTGTTTTAATAACGTACATAGTTCCCTCCGCTATTTTTTATGTTGTTTACGTATGGCTTCTTTACCTTTTTTAAATATACTAGCCACTTGATTTTTCTTCATTACTTTAGCTCGCTGTTCTCCAACGGTAAGGATTTGAATTTTTCTTGCATACGGTTTATTGATCCTTTTAACCTTAGCAACCGTTGCTCTGGCGTCAGATGGAGTTGCGAATTTGATTCCAACCGTGTCCTTAGGATTTTCATCTGTGTAAAGACGCCTCCCAGAACCTTTAGGTTTTTTTCCGGTTCCTTTTTTTGGATCTGCCATTTTTATTTCTCTCAAGTTTATTTATATCAGCTGCAGTTATTTTCTTACGAGGTGGTGCTACTGCAGCTAATCTTTTTTGTTTAGCCGAATATTTACTATAAGGCATTACTTCTTTTTCTTAGCTTGTAATATTTTCTTTTGTAAAAAGTCTGGTAATGTTTTTTGAGCAGCTGTTAAACCTTCTCTACCCGACATTACTTCGCCGCCGCCTTCATAATATTTAGCCATACCACCCATTGCTTTATAGCTAGCTTTAGTTTTTAAATTAGTACGATTACCTAAAGCATCTGTGTTACCTTTAAATTTAGGTTTAGCTTTTGGCATAGGTACATTAGAAAGCTTTTGTTTCTGACCGCCTTTAGTACTTTTAACTTTAGTCTTACGCATTGCTGCGCCTTCTTTATGATACCCTTTATAAAAATCTGGTAATACCATTAATCTCTCCCTGTCATAACTATGCCACCATCAGCATAATACTTTGAAGATTTATTATAAGGTGACTTTTCTTTCTTTTTCTTTTTCATCATATTTTTAACAGTTCTTGTTAAATCATTTGTTATCATTTTAGTACCTTCTTTATAATCATCATAGATACTTTTACCAATACCTACAGCCGATACTTTTTTATTATTAGGCATATTTATTCTCCAATAAAAAGGAGAGACTAATTAAAGCCTCTCCTAAAAGTTTTAGTTAAGTCCGTAGATTGCTCCACAACCTAATGGGTTACGTACTTCAAGAGTACATTCTTCAACCATCATACCTTTGGTTGAGTCACCCTGCTGACCTACGTCAACCTCTTGTAGAGGTCTTAGGTAAGCTGTAGCAAACCACATTGGATCATAAATCAATGCTGAGAAGTTAGCCATGTCTGGTCTACCTGATGAGGTAAACTTTGTAGAAGCATGGTTAGATCCAAGCATATTATCGATTACGTTAGATAGACCCATAATATAGTTAGGCATAACCATAATTTCACCGAAGTCTGACATATACACATCAACAGATTGTCTTAGCTGACCACCTGCATCAATGTTTCTAACTACGCCTGTATCACTAACCATAAGGTCAGAGAAGTCTCTTCGGATCTTTGGTGATACCATGATCTTTGTAGCTTTACCACCTTGCTCATAAATCTTCTGCATAACAGAATCAATATCAGTAAGAGCTAAACTTCCTCTTGCTGGAGCAGCAGAACTTGAAGGAGCAATAGTTGCTCTTGGAATTTCAGTTCCGTCATTATTAGGCTTTGAACCTGTACCTGTAGCTGGCTGTGTAAACTCACCTACATAAGTACATGTATCTGTGCTGTTAATAAATGATTGATAACCACCGGCTGATCTTGCGTCACCGTTCTGTGCACTAATAGCAGCAGATACATTATAGCCGTGAACCATATCAAATTCAACGTCTCTTCGTAGTTCTGTACCACGCTTCTTAAGCTGGTATGCATATTCGTCTGCAACACCTGCTTGGTCAACTGCACGTCTTGTTCCTGACACAGCAATAGTTTTACCATTGATCTGTGTGTAGTTACCTAGTCTAGTTCTTTGAGGACCTGACTCTGCAAATTTATTACCAACACTAGGAGTTGCAGAAGCACCACCAGAAGCTGGAGCTAAGAAGTCTTGACCTTCAGGGATTCTTGAATCACCTGGAGCTTCAAGTGTATCTGTTTGCCATTCATGATAAATAGCAGTGGCGGATGATTTACCAATGTCTGATGTGAACGGAGTCTCATCTCTAGTAATCATTGTTATAAAGTTCGCTAGGTCTTCTCTTTGCGAGACATTAGCACCTGTGCCACGTGTTGGACCGCCTGGGCCTCCGGTAGCGCGAACAGCTAATAAATTAGTCATATCTTAATTCTCCTAAGATTAAATATTAGATAGTGACCGCTCAGCTAAACTTCTTAAAAATGCATCTTGATCTTCTTTAGTTGAATCTTTACTCAAAGCTCTTTGTCTTAAAGCCTGTGCAGCATCTTGTTTCTTTTGCTTTACAGGTTTAGACTTTTTAACAGGAACTGATTTAGTTGGCGTAACTTTACGTTTAGCCGCACCTTTATTCAATCCTTGCTTTAAAACTCTATAGTCATTAACAAACTTAACTATATTAGGATCGATAATAGTATCTAATACTTTTTCATCGATTCCTTCTTTGATTGCAAATTCACGAATATCTTTAGCAATATCTTCATTAAACCCAGGAATTAAAGTTGGAATAGTTTCGTCAAATACTTTTAACTGTTCATCCCATATTTTTTGCATTTGTTCCTTAGATTTTTCAGCAACGGTTTTTTGTAAACCTTCTCGCTCTTTTCTTGCTGTCCAATATTTCTTTTGAATTTGTTCTCTCTGATCTTTAAGTTCTCCTAAATCAAAAGAGTTATTTTCACTTCGAGCTTTATCAATCTTTTCTTCAACAGCATGAAACTCTTTAGCATGCTCTTGTTCAGATTTATATAAGATAGCAATTGAAGTATCTGACATTTCTTTTACTTCAGCTAACTTATCTTGATACTCTTTTTCAAAGTCTTTCCTTGCGTCACCAAGTTCACGACCCTTTTTAGATAGAGATTGTTCAGTAGAATAACCTTTAATAAGATCATTAAAAGAAACTTCAGTATCTTGCCCATCGATCTTAATAGATACTTTTGCTTCTAAGTCTAATTCTTCAGGAGTAAATAATGTAGTATCTTGGGTAGCGGATTCTTCATCGGCATCCTCAACCACTTCTTCAACTTCTTCAGTCTCAGCTTCTTCTTCAACTTCTTCTTTTACAGGTTCATCAGTTTCTTTTGGGTCTTCTATTTCTTCTGATTCGCCTGGGTCTACTTCAGGTACTTGCTCTTCGGGTAGAGATTCTTCTTTCGGTACAAAGTCCGAATTAGAAATAATGTCAGCCAGCAATTGTTCTTGTGTTCGACCATCCTTTGCAATAGCGTCATCCGCAGGTGGGGTAGAGGCTACTTCTGCTTCGGTTATTTGTTCACTCATTTCTTAATTACCTCTTTTTTAGGTTTTAATAGTGAATGGTATCTTTGTTGTAATGAATACAAATAATATAATTTATCACAGTTAAGTTTAGTTTTACCACCACTTCTGCTTGAATCATATTCTAATGTATTAATCATTTCATCAATATTCTGTAATAGCTTATCATAATCAATTTCTCTATTGACCATCATTGCCCTCCTTTAGGTATGGAATATTTTTTCCATATGTCTCGAAGTTTATCATTCTTTCTTTAACACTACCAAGTGCCATAGCTGAAGAGTAGAGGAACTCTCGAGATTTAGTTTCATGTGGTTCGGTTTTTAACCATTCCACAAATAAGTCAATTAAGACTTCGCCATATACTTCATCAAAAAATTCATCTCGTTCTTTAGATGCGAAGTGCCCTTTAACATGGGCACGCCGCGCTAATTCTTCCGGATGTATTTTATGTTTACCGTATGACTTTTCATTACCCAGCCTCTTCTCAGCTGTCTCACGGTACTTATCCATACTAGCCGCCGAATATCATGACTAGTGTTGGTGTAATTACTTCCTTTGCTAAACCGATAGCTAGTACAGCTTTAATGCCAAAACTAACTACGCCTGAAAATGTAATTGGATCCATAATGTCCTCCTATTTAATTTTAATTAACTTGGGTTTCTTTTCTTCTGGAATAATTCTTTCCAGTAGTATAGTTAAAAGACCATCTTCTAACTTTGCATCTTTAACTTCAATGTCATCTGCAATTGTAAACTCACGGGTAAACTTTCTATATGATATACCTTTATAAATATTTTTTGTATCATGTTCGTTTTCTTTTACAGATTTTATTTTTAATACATTATCTGCAACTTCAACTTCAATATCTTTTTTACCGAAACCTGCAAGTGCCATTTCAATTCTAAAATTATATTCATCGTCCTTCATAATATCATATGGAGGATATGTTTTAGTTACTCTTGAACTATGTGCAAGCTGATCGAATAAACGATCAAAGCCAACAGCATAAGGTGTTAATGTATTAAAGTGATCAAATAAAGTTAATGTTTGATTCATAAGCTTTCTCCTTTGTAAGCAAGATTGTTAGTAACCCATTAGGCATTACTATTTATTAATTATTCTAAGATGCTAAATGAATATATAATTTTTCATCTTTTTGCGCAACTGTTCCATGCGCAGTTCTAACGCTTGTTAATGTCTTAGCAGCATTAGCAAGACCTGATAATATTGTAAAATCTTTTTTCTGTATAGTTATACCAGATTGTTCTACTGTTGATCCTCCAGTTGTTACGTCAAATGTAACAGCAGCATCAGTATCATTAACAATTAATATACTAGTTCCTGATACGGCTCCGCCTGATTGTGCTGCACCAACACCTGATGCATTAATTGTAACTGTTGCCATAATTATTCTCCCTTTAAGATTTGTTTGGCCATCATTATTATCTGAGCATAATTAGGATGCTCAGCTATTGGTGCGCCTTCCTTAGTTGCTTTAATAGTAAGGTCAGCCCATTCTTGATAATGTTTATCTATAGCTACAGCTAATTGTTTTGCATTATCATCCTCGGTATTTTTAGTTTGAGCATTAGTAAAACTGACGTTAGCCTCCGCTAAAGCGGAATCTGCTGCAGCTTTATTCTTTTCAAGCTCTTTCATTTGTTCAGCATCTTGCGATTGCTTTTGAATTGTTTGAGCAGCCTTCTGCTTAAACTCATCAGTAGTATAGTCCTCTAAGAAATCATTACTATCTAAGTTCATTGCTTCAATTAACTTAGTAGCTAATATAGCAGGTGCTTCAGGTCTAATAACCATTCCTACACCCTGTTTATTTAATGCAGGTAATATCTCTCCACCTATCTTAGATAGCTTTTGAATTTGGTTAGCATTAGAATTTTCACCAATATCTAATAAAATTTCTACATCCATATTAGAAGGTAAGCTATCCATATTAACAGTACCGTATACACCTTCTAGGTTATACATCATTTTACCTTTTATATTTTTACGCATAGTTTCATATATACCAGCAACTAGCTTTTTAAATCCAGTCTCAGCAAACCTACGTGCAATATGTTGTATTCTTTTTTGCGCTGCGGACTGCACAGCAGCTAGCTTTTGTTCTGAGTTACCTGATATATACAAAGTATCATTAAGGCCCTGTGCGGCCTTCGACATGCCCGTTGCTTGCTCCTTTATTAGCTGTAAGTATTCTAATAATGGCACAGTACCTGTAGATATTGTTTCAGGTTGCATTTGTTGTACTGCATTTACTGGACTACCGTTAGTTGGTATAATCTGTTTAGGCTTCATATTCTGTAATGCACTAAAATCAACTACATTAGGGTCTGCAAGTTTAGGTGAATAGTTAGTTAAGTAAGTATTCTCTACAAATCCACGTAGTATAGCAGTAGATGCTAGTGTAGATGATCTAGTAAAGTCTGCCATTGACAAACCATAAAACTCAAATGGTATGTCTATAGGTGTAATAGACGCTAATGGTATGCTATCAATATCTTCTTCATACATTATATAGTCGCCAACAGTTATTATATGCTTTAACTCTGCAATACCATCGCCATCTCTGTCCACATTTAGCCACGATTCTGTAACTGTTACCGGTTTATTAGCTTCTAATGGCGCATCATTCTCTACCATGCTGCCTGATATGTACTCTTGTCCTGTAATTTCTTTTCTTGCAGCAACTTCTTGCGAATATCTTAGACTACCTGCGTAAGCTGTGTCACCTAATTCGTCCCATTCTGTAATATTTGCAGTTTCTTCGGGATAATGCTTACGTAATTCTGATCTTGTCATCTCTGTTTGTATACCAACAAAGGATGCTTCTTCGATTGACGTAGCTTCACGCGATATTCTAAAGTTTTCTGGTGGAACCAACTCTAATTTTACACGAGATCTGTCAATTGTTTTCTTTAATCGTACATTTATGTACATTAATTCTGCTTGTGGCTGCATACTTGTTAATGGATCTGCAGGTGCAAAGTCATTTTCAAACTGTAATTCGCCAACAATTTCTGTATTTTCATCTGAAAGTAATTCATCTAGCTTAGCTTGTGAAATTCTTTCGTATTCTTCAAACTCATGTTTCTTATCTTCTATATATGTCCAGCGACATACCGAATTTTTCCATAATAACGCAGCTTTAATCCATTGAGACATAAGCTCCCAGCCGTTATTCTTTTTAAACAAACAATAATTTACTATAGCTGAAGCGTCTTTGGCCGCAGCAAAGCTGCCTGGTGAGTCATCATAAGGCACAAAGCGTGCTAGTTTATTATTACTTAAAAATAAATCTGATATAATTGCAGTATATGCTTCAACAACTTCTGTTGTAGATGTATCAACAATGGTACTTACGCCTTGTGGTGTTAAATGGCTTTCAGGTACACCAGCATATTCATATGTAGCTTTTAATCTTTCTCTTGATAAATCAGCTGAATCCAGCCAATCACCACTAGAATTCATTATACCTCTATCAATAAGCTCAACTAACTCATCATCAGTTACAGGTTCTTTATATCCATAAGGTTCGGTCATCTCTTACCTCCCTGATGCATAAGAACTTTCTTTTTTAAGTCCTGTAAATCTGAAACAGCATATGAACCAGGTTTAGGAAGAGTTCTAGGTTCTTTCTTTTTCTTTCCTTTACCTTTTAAATATTGAGGCTCATTACCATTTTGTATAAATCTTTCAAACATATTCCGCTCCTGGGATTTTTAACATGTACATTCTTTTTTGTTTGCTAGCTCTGCTAATAATTCTTTATTTCTTTTTAGTAATTTATAATGGGCTTTTTGTAATTCTTTTAAATCCATTTTAGTTAACCACAAAGCTTGTCTTGCAGATAACATTTCTCTTCTTAATGTTTCTTCAAAACTTTCTTCATGGTTTTGCCATCCTTGTCCATTGATAACCATATCATCCTCTTTTACTCATCCATGCTGATGTACCCATGTATGCACCTACTATACCAGCACCTGATATATAAAATAAGTTACTTACATCTGATAGAGCTTCAACTCTTTCTAATGGTACCCATGGTAAAAACATAGCTGTAGTAAACACACCCATACCTATTAGTGTCCATCTAGCCATTCTAAGTTGGCCTAACTGCTTACGCAGTGCAGCTTCTGTTTCTTTTATTTCTTTTAAATGCGATAGTTCTTCATCAGAAACTACGCCGTCACCATCCTCATCATACTCATTAAATCTTGAGTTTTTCTCCAGGTTCTTTTGTATCGCTCTCATTACCATTGTACTTTTCCGGGTTTGTAAATTGATCCGTACAAGTTTGTTTAATAACTACAAATGGTAATCGATGATTTATTATATCGAATTTCATTTCTTCTATTCTTACTTCGCATTTTTCCATTTCTACATATGGACCATTTAAATCTTTAAATGTACGGCAATCACTAAAATTATAAACTGAGCATACCATTATGAATGCTTCAAACATGTCCTCATCTCCTTATTATTTACATAGATCATCAAACTTTGTTGAGTATATTCTATGTTTACTTTTATCAAGTAACTTATCTAATAATATTTTATTTCTGTTTCCTATTAACCATAGCATTTGTTGAAATAAAAATATCATCTGTGCCTCGCTACTTTCTTTGCAATTCGTTTTGGTTGTTTAGAGTGCTGCTTACCAGCTTTAGTATCTTTTCTTTTCTTCCTAGTTGTTGCAGCATACTCAGCGGCAGTTAAAGATTTTATAGCTGACGACGGCATATATCTTTCGCCTGTAGCTTTCGGACCTACAGTAGAATTCTTACCACTTTTAGTTCGCCACTTTTCTTTACCCCACTTCTTTAGACTTTTTTGACCTTTGGTTAAAGCCATTATCTATAGCCCCCACCTTTAGCTTTATATTGTTTAGCTAACATTTGAGCTTTACGTGCAGACCATTGTCCTGGTCTACCACCTTTACCACCAGCTTTTATTCTCTGAAAGAGTTGCTTACGCATAGTTGGTTTAGTATAATTACCTGCTTTATTTACTGTACTTTTAGCCATATTACCATTTAACCTTATGTGACCAGTATCTGGCGCTTAACTTGCTTGGGTTTGCATCTTGCGCATTATGTCTAGCATAATATGATTTCTTACGTGCTTTATCTTTTTTACTTGTAGGATTCTTACCAGCACCACGTACGCCTTGCTGTCCAAATCTAATTGTTTTAACTTTATCACCCTGCTTAGCTACCACTACATGTGATTTAGTAGGATGCCCTGGAGTCCTTTTAGGTTTATTATAACCTGACACTCCGGCTCTTTTTAATCGCGGATCCCTTTCAGCCATTACTTTTCTCCTATAAAATCTATTATTTCAGCTGAATTATTATCTTCAACTACTTCCCATTCTATAACTTCTTTCATTGCACCTATATATTCTGATAGTCCCATCTCAGATAATAACTGTAATGGCGCAGCTAACGTATCACATTTAAATATTAATATCTTACATGATTTAGTTATTGTAAGTTTAATACCTAATGCTTCCGCTAGTGCAATCATAGCTATAGATTCTTCAGGTGATATTTCATCAACTAAAGTTATAATCTTTGTGTTTACACACCTGGCTTTCATTGTATAAAGATATGATAAACTAACAAACCAATTATTAATAGTTTACCATAATCTAAATCCCAGGCTGTGCCTTCACCAAAGTTTTTACTAAAATTTTTAAATTTTTCTTTCATATTATTTCTCCCTCTTAAGAACTCTAATTATATCTATAACATCTTTTTCAGGTATTGCTATTTCATATCTTGGATCTTCAGTATCCATTTTTCCACCAAAAGTTCTACCTTTTTTATCAGATATAACAGCATGAACATTTGATCCAAAAGGTTTAAATGCTTCTGTATCTAACAATCCATGAGTAAATATCATTGGGCCTTCACCGGTACCTGCTTTACCAGGTACGTTAATTGATTTATACCTAAAAGTATTTGGATCTAATTCTTCAGCCATACTAGTATGAAAATTTATTTGAGTATCATCTCCATATTCTTTTTGTAATCTTTTCTTTTCTTCTAATATTTTTCTAATTTCTGGATTAGATAAAGGACCAACATCAGCACCTACACTTCGATAAGGCATCGAAGCAGGATTGCCTAGTATATCACCTAAACTTCTATAATCAGGATCTACTACTGCATTTAAAGCACGCTTACCTAACCTACCAACTGGTCTAGCTACTAAACCAAATGGTGTATATCCTAATCCTATTAATCCTGCATTAGCAAGTGCTTTTAAATATTCACCTTGCTGATAAGCATTATATGCATCTTTACCAGTTTGTATATCTCCATAAGGAGTAAATGTTTCAGCAGCAAACTTACCTAGCTTTTTATAATCTTCAACTGTAGGTATATTTATACCGTAATCTTCAGCGGCATAACCTGCATAGCTAGCTGGTAAAACCATGTTAATCTCCATTAGGTGGCGGATTTATCCCCTGCTTCCGCCGGAGCAGCGAGGACAATGGGAACTCTTAAAGCCACTGTGTATCATCATCAAACAAAAAATTATCTGCTTTCTGCGACCAGGGTACTTTATTCATAGTTAACTTGTCATAATGTGTTCTTAATGTTTCTAAGGCAATAGCTGTAGCCATAATAGTATCATCATGACACCCAGGAGCAGCCTCAGTTCTTCCGGAGTCGGTACTAACATAATCTTTTAATTCCTGTATAATAGTACGTGATGCTATCCATATATCATCATTTTCTACAGCATTTTTTAAATTACCAATTATATGTGGTTTTGTTACCTGAGTTGTTTTAAACCCTGGTACCATACCTTCTTCTTTTGATATAGCCGAAATTTTTGTTTGTTTATATAAATTTATATAATTCATCTGTGCTAGTCGAGATAATGTTGCAACGCCCATTGAATTACTTTCAACAGTTAACAATGCATTATTATAATAGCGACCTAAGTAAAATAATAAATCACCAAACTTACTAGGGTCAATATAATTATCTCTATACAAAGCAATTACTTTTCTATCTGTGTCCATAACAACAGCTGCTGAATAATCTTGTCCAACACCTAATGCAACATCGGCAGCAAGAATATAATTACTATCCCAATCAGGAAACTCCCATATATCCAGATTGCCATCTTTCGATGCCTCCCACGTAAATGAATTAAAATCAAATATCATTCTTTTATCAGGTTCAGCAGGTAATAACTTTTTTAATTTGTCCATTGCAAATACAGATTTACCTGCAGTAATAAATGCTTCATCGGGAGTTGCTGGGTATTCCTGGCGGAACTTTAGTTCCCCACCTTCAGCAATCTTCAACCGACGCCAGTAGAGTTGTCCGTTGTTTAAGTTGTGATCCTCTACCAGTAGCTCTTCTTCTGAAGAACGTTCGAAGTCTTCCGGTGGTTCTCTGTAGTATTCAGAGGTCGTAAACCACGGAAGGAATATCGGTGTATATTCATTTTCACCATTTAATGCACCACGCCATAATCTATAAAACTCACCTTGTGCACCATTAGCGGTTGACTCAAGTATAACTTCAGTACCCGGCGCTTCAGATATACCCTGAAACAAACCAGCTAATATTTTCTCATCATGTTGCCAGAAAGCAATCTCCGATAGATGTGCTATAGTCGGTGTAGTTCCACGGCCAGCCTCAGGACTACCCGCAGTATATAATCTATATGACGATACAGGTTTTTCACCAGTAGCATCTTTTTTAAAGTGAGGTGATGAAATAACAATTTCTTTTGCATTTGATCGCAGCTCAGTTGGTTTATACAAAGAATCCATATTCCTTATAATATTACGGCTCATATTAAATAGTGCGTCAGATGTTGCGCTGTCGTGTGCCATAACAACTGAACGAGCATGCGGTGTAAAATATGTTTTCCAGAATACTCTGCCAGCACAGTAAGTTGATATTCCTTGCTGTCTAGCTTTTAATATAATAGCTCTGACCTTTCCGTTTGTTGCTAACTGTTCATCTAAAATTTCTGTAATTTTTTTCTGACAGTCGTTGAACGTAAAGTTTACAAAGCCCCTCCTTGCATCTTTAGTAATAATCTTAATATTGTCTGATGCAAAGTCAGTAAAGTTATTCTGATAGTTATTTAGCTTTTTTCTTTTATGTTTTTCTTCGAGAAGCTGGATTAACTGTTTCTTCTTATTCATTTTAGCTTCTCCTCAGTTTAACTTTAAGGGGACATTTAAATTTAAACGTCTCCTTAAAGGGGGGATCTATATATTATATATAAGCTGAAGGATAAGTAAACTTAACTTATAAAATGTGTATATACCCTTATATACTTTCAGCCCCCTACTTCTTTATATACACTTATTTTATTCTTACATTTTCTTTTACATCTTTACTTCCTTAACATAAAATTTACTCCACGTTGTTCCATAAATTTTTCTATACTTTTCTTTCAATTATATAAAGGATCTCCATTATGCAATTTCAAAAACCTCTTTCTTTTCTTAATCCTCTTTATAATTCACAACAATTCACTAACTTATATAATTATATAAATCTTCCACAAAATAATAATTTCTTTCACACTCATTCATTTAATTATATAATTACAAATACACAAACCCAACAATTTTATACACAACACTATAAAATTATAAATCAAACTTTGGGTTTACAACCTACTCCTTCTAACCCTAATTATATTACTCCACAACAAAATAATATAATTAACCAATATAATCCTCTTCCTCCAATACCTTCTACACCTCAGGCATCTGAAGCACCTCAAACATCTACTCCCACTCCTTCAGAACCTGTTTCTAATTTATAAATCTCTAAATACCTCACCTAAGCGGTGGGGTATTTTTTAAAAGAACCTACATCCGTAGACCCACACGTGTTACGTTGGAGTTTACTTGAAGTTAATCTGTCAGAATTCTGACAATATAACCCGCGTCCAAACTTTACAGGAGTTCCTATGTTATTCACCAATCTCAATAAACGTCTCGATGACGAGTTCCTTTTAATCTATACGAAGCTCAAGCACATTGAGAATCAAATAGATCTTCTCATCACTAAACTCGATAACGAAGATGATCCCGAAGATCTTCTCTCAGAATCTGAAAAATCTTTTCTCTCAGATTCCTAATCAAATTTATTCCGGCTAACGCTACATAAATTTTTCTTTACTTTTCCTTCTCTACATATACACCTTATATAAAGGTCCAGATGTTCCTACATCCTAAGAGAAGCAAAACGAACCTGAGCATGTCGTTAAACTGCTCACGAATTATTTAATCTTAACATCTAGCAAAGGAAGGTACTATCCATGCAGAATTTTGAAGCACGTAATTATCGTATTGATAATGTCGAAATCAATTGGGCTAAGCTAGCTAAGCCTGTAAATCCTTTTGGCACTGAGCAATGGGAAATACAAATAGCTACTACTGATAAAGCTAAAGCTGATGAATGGTCAGCTAATCATTTTAATGTAAAGACTGATAAAGCTGATTCGTCTAAGTATACTGTTTCTCTCAAAAGAAAAGCATACAAAGCTGACGGTTCATCTAACGGTCCAGTCAGAGTTGTTGGTAAAGATACACAACCTATCGCAGATCCTTCAGTAATCGGTAACGGTTCTGTTGGTAATGTTATTGTATATCAATACCCTTATTCTACTGCAGGTCGCGAAGGTATTGCAAGTTCTTTAACTGCAGTACAAATCGTTACTCTTAACGAATACACACCTGCTGTAGACTTCGAGCCGATTGTTGAACCTCAGCAATCTAATGATCAACCAGCAGAAATGCCATTCTAAGGAGATACTTATGGGTGTTATAGCCACAGGTTTATTCCAAGGTATTGTTACTTTAATGCTTATCGCCGGTACTATAACTGAGACTGAGAATCATACCTCACTCGATATAACCGGTCTTAAAGCACAAAAAGAAGCAATCTTCATGTCTACAGACGATAACACGTCTAAGTAAATAATTCTTAGGGACTAAGCGTTCACTCTCTTAGTCCCTACATTATTTAGCAAACCGTCATCCAATATAGAAAGGTAGCTTATGGCAGTTTATAGAAAACCTCGTAACAGTAAAAAGTCATGGCGATCTAAGTCATATAAATTTACTGTAGCAACTAAAGATGATAAAAGTCTTATCGATCTTAAAAATACTATTACTAAACAAAATGCAAACGTAAGAAAGCATGCAAGAACTTATCAAATGATTACAGATTATGATATGCTCTACACAGTGCGCCTTATGGCGCGTGGCCCAAGACGATGGCATACTAAATATAAACCATCTCTTGTAAGATACTTCAAAGGTGCATACGGCATTCCACAAACACAAAAGTTATTACATGGTAATGCTGATTCTAATCTTAATCATAAATTTGCTGAAGAGTTCGACGTATACGTACATCACGATAGACACGCTCTCGATAAACTAAAACATGAAATCGAAACCGGTCAAACTCCTGGTGTTCAACGTAAAATCGAAAAGCTTAAGAATAAAATATGGCGTCTTGAGTTCCAAGCTAAAAATGATAAGTTAGCAGCTTATGGATCAAATTGATCCGTTTTGGGAATACGTCGGTTCAGGTATCGGCGTAATCCTTTTGATACGAGCAATCCTATATTGGTGGTCGTATCGATAAACCCATTCCCTTTAACAACTAAAGAGTTTAAAATTATGCTATTTAAAGTATATAAAGATATTATTAACCATGCTCAATCAGCTCTAGAATCAAGATCTGATGAGCTCGAATCTATCGTAAATGATTTTATTGAAGAAACTGTTCTCGAGTTCCGTGAAAATGTAACTCAACTAGCAGCTAATCATAATTTTACTGATGAAGACATTCAAATTATTATCGCAGGCTGTCGTACTTCTGATGAATATAAAGATCTCGAAGACATCGAAAACTGCGAAATACGAAATGTTATGACTTCAACATTCTGTAATTTCTAACTATGGTAGTCGAATATAAAATAGTACTCGATGAGAAAGAACGCGATTTGCTTCTTGATCTTATCGAACACCGAGTATTCTTAATTAATTCTAGAATTGATGAAAAGTATAATACTAAAGATCGTAAAGGTTATAAAGATTCATGTTCAGAATTAAGTATGCTTCATAAAATAGGAGACAGATTAACATGACACTTCCAAGATTTATGCTCGGCATAGCTTTAGGTATTACTTTAATTTTAATCATTGAAAATGTAAAGGTTGTAATAATATGAGTATGACAAGACCAGACTTCGAAGCACTTGCACATATGTGTGCTGACGAAACTCACAAAGAATTACTTTGCGATGCTACTATTGATTTACTAGCATCATTCTGTAAATCTCGAAATCCTAACTTTGATTCTGACAGATTTCATAATAAAGTTGCTAAACTTAAACTAGCTCAACGTATGGCTATGAAAGGTGTTAACAAAGAATGGTTTGATAAACACGTTGAGGTTATACTATGATTAAGCTATTCCACTTCGATGTTTCTGAAAGATCTCCTGTTGATAACCGAGTTCGAGCTTTTGCTAAAGCTACCTCGCTTGATCTCGGTCTATCTACTAAAGATGAAATCAAAGCTAAACAAAAGATTAATGGCACTCACTGGGTTCCATTAGGTTCGTTCAAGAATAAGAAAGATGCATACGATTATATTCAAATACTTCGTGACGAACAAAAAGCATTACGGTAACTATAGTGTAACGGTTGCACGACAGTTTGTGATTCTGTTAGTTTGAGTTCAAGTCTCAATAGTTACCCCATATTTTTGCGATGAGAGTTAAGGCCTCCTAGTCGGTAGCGACGAAATTAAATAACCACGCGACTCCTCTTGACGGGTTCCTTGAGTTCACTCGGCCTGGTGAAATTGCAAAAATAAGCCTAGAGCGTACACAATCAAGTGATACCTCTAGGCTTTTAAAATTGCTAACCCACATCCGAGATACGTCTCAGTCCGACAATTCCGCAATTTTTTTCTGCAAATCCTCTTCCGACATTTCCGCCGTATCAAGTGTCAAGCTAGTCTGGTCAATACGCTGTAGCTTCGGCTGTTCATACTCAGCTAACGCCATAGCCAATCGTTCTATAGTTTCTTGATCTTCCAATTCAATAGCCTTCGCCAATTGTACTTTAAGTATATCAACGGCCGATGGCATTTCGGAAATTACTTCATCCCTAATTTTTTTAAACTCGGAGGCTGACAGTCTCATAGCTTCTCTGAGTGCTTTGTTCTGACGACGCTTCTCCGCGCCTCTCGCCTGCATCTCACGAGCTGTCTCTGAGTCCATCACTGGTCTCAACTGTGCAAGCGAATTCGGGTGCTTCCCGCAATTCTCATAACCCATAGGTACCTCCTTTAGATTTCTTTTAGGAGACGTTTAAGATCTTAATTAAATTTATTCCGCTGTCGCTACATAAATTTTTATATAATATATATTTTTTAATAACCCACATCCGGAGTATGCGTATGAAACCACATATTAGAATCATTAATCCTATAGCTAAAGCTATGAATGAAGGTAGAAGACGTGAATACGCACATAAAGTTATTCCAGATAAAACTAAATACAATCGTAAGAAAGGAAATAAGTATGGCAAAAGTAACAGCCTCGACGATATTGAAAGAAGCAGCTGAGCTTAAAGAAAGAAAGCAAGCTGATTACCAAGGTAACATGTGGACTGAAGAAGATTACTTTCCATATGGTAATAAATCGTATATGCATATGATTCATACTAAGTATTTACGCATGAGAAGTCTTGCAGAAACTAAAGATAAAAAGATTAACTTTGAATCCTTAGAAGATACTTTAGTAGACATGGCAGTTTATTGTGCAATGTTTGCAGCTTATTTAGAAAATAAGAAATTAGAAAATGCAGATGTTATTGATAAAATTAATTCTGAGAAAGGAATATAAATGCAATTTAAAAATCTATTTAATCATGGTAAATACGGTGATGCTACTCAATACAATGTATTACTATGTAAGCAGCAATACTCTGAAAAGAAGATTGTAATTAAATTAGAAGAAATTGAATCAATTGAAGAATGGAACTCTGGTTCTTTATGTGTATACATGAGATCAGGTACCAGACTTTATGTTGAAGGTGACCTAACAGATATATTTAAAAGTGAATAAACATGCAAATATATAACCAAAAATATTTAAATATAGCTGAAGACATACTAAGATATGGTCGTCAGAAAGAAGGTCGTAATGGTTATACTAGATCTTTACCATTTAAAGAACTAGAATTTGATATGCGTAATCATTACTTCCCGTTACTAACATCACGTAAGATACACTATGAAGGTGTACTAGGTGAATACGCTGCTATAATTAGACAGCCTAAAAATGTTAAAGACTTTCAGAAATGGGGGTGCAATTACTGGAATGAGTTCGGAGATCCTGATACTGGCGAGTTACGTCTTAGTTACGGTAATAGTTGGTATAATTTTAATGGTGTTAATCAAGTAAGAAACGTATTAAATAATCTTAGATCTAATCCATATGATAGAAGACATATTATTAGCGCATGGAATCCTGAAGGTATGGAAGATCTAAGTTTACCACCATGTCATTTCTTATATCAATTCTATGTTGATGAAGATAAATATGATAATGAGAAAACTTTATCTATGTTAATGTATTCAAGATCAGGTGATTGGATGGTAGGTATACCAAGTGATATGGTATTTGGTGCTACTATGCTAGCATGTTGGTCTAACTTAATTGGTGCTAAGTCAGGTACACTAAAACTAATGGTAGCTGATGCACATATTTATTCAGATCATTTTAGTACAGCTTGGTCACAAATAGAAAATGGTTATGTACATTATGATGCTAACTATCATTTGCAACCACAGTTTAGTACAGAAGATTTTGAACCAAAGCATATGGAAATATATAACTACGAACATAAAGGAAATATAAAGTATGAGCTTAAAACGTAACGAAAATTATTCAGAATGGTATGATGATATTAGAATCATGCATGATAAATTCGGTGCTAAAGAATGGGTTAGACGCCAATTCGAAGCAAGAAATTTTAAATTATTAAATGATTTCTTAGCATTTAGATTAGACTTTTTAGAAGAAGAGTTTGAAGAAACTCAAGCAGCTTTCTTAAATAAAGATCACAAAGAAGTAGTTGATGGTTTAATTGATCTTATTGTTATTGCAATAGGTACATTAGAATTATTTAATTGTGATGCAGATAAGGTATGGAAAGAAGTACATAAATCTAATATGGCTAAAGAACCTGGAGCAAATAAATCCAGGAAGAATCCATTTGGTTTACCAGATATGGTTAAACCTGAAGGCTGGAAAGGACCTGAAATAACTAAGTATGATTGCGGAATACTATCTGATATATTTGAAGCAGAAAGAGAAAGGCTTTTAGTATTAAGAGAAAAACGTGATTTACAAAATGAATTTAAAGGTCAAGTAGCAAACTCACAATATGAATAAGGAGTATATATGAGTGACGATTTACAAAAAACTAATGTTGCTGATAGCAAACCTGTAACGGTTGATGATGTTAGAAAAGCAATAATAGGTGACGAAAATAAATTCTTGTTATTAAATGTATTCAATAATTTAATGCAAGAAAATCAACAACTTAAAGCTGAGCTTGAAGCCAGCAGAAAGGCTAACAATGAGGCTAACGTTTGATATAGAAACTGACGGTCTAGATGCGACTAAGATATGGTGTTTAGTAATACAAAACATAGATACAGGTCGTATCATGAAATACACTAATGAATCCGATAAATATGATGGGCCTATTAAAATGGGCCTATCATTATTAGAAAAAGCAAATTTACTAATAGCACATAATGGTATTGGTTTTGATGCACTAGTAATTAAAAGATTATATAATGTTGATTTGTATCAAGGTAATAGATTCTTTGATACATGGATAGCATCTCAAGTATTAAACTACAGACGACCACATAAACATGGGTTAGCTGGATGGGGTGAGTATCTTAAATATCATAAAGGTAGTTATGATGATTGGTCACATTTCTCTGATAGAATGATGGAGTATTGTGTAAGAGATGTTAAATTAAACTCTGTAATATACGGTCATCTTACATCAGAATTAAATAGATTAGCCATGAAGAAACCATTAATACGTAAAGGTTTACGAAATGAAATGACTGCTGCTAAATTTGATGCATACTGTCAATACTATGGCTGGGCTTTTAATAAAGATAAAGCTAATTTATTATTAGATGATATTGAAAGTAGTATGAATGCTATCGAAAAAGTAATTGAACCTGAGCTACCACCAGTTATTAAGTTAATTGATAAGAAACCTAAGACACCTAAGTTTACTAAGAAAGGTGAATACACTGCAGCCACTGCACGTATGCTAAGTGAATTTCTTAATCAAGAAGTTAAACCTAATCATACATTTAAATGGGAAGCTGGTAGAGAGTTTCAAAGAAAAGAAACTAAGAAAGCTAATATGGGTAATCTTGCACAAGTTAAAGAATACTTATACTCAATCGGATGGGAACCTGATGATTGGAAAATGGAAAGATTAGGCAGAGAGTTCATTAAGAAAACACCTAAACTTACATCAACTTCATTAGAAAAGCTTGGTGATAAAGGTAAAATGATTGATGAATGGACTACACTTAGATCACGTAAAGGTGTTGTTGAAGGCTGGCTTAATAACTTAAAGAATAATAGATTACATGGTAAACTATGGATAGTAGGTACACCTACATTCAGATGTCGCCATGAAGTTATTGCTAATCTTCCAGCAGCTAATGCTAAACTTGGTAAATCAATTAGAGAATTACTAACAGCAGAACCTGGAAGAAAGATAGTAGGTGCTGATTCTAGTGGTAATCAATTCAGATCATTAGCACATTATGTTAAATCAGATAGTCTTACAAATCAAATACTAGATGGAGATATACATCAGTATAATGCAGACATTATTAATACTGATAGACGTACTGCAAAGACTTGGATCTATGCATTTCTATTTGGTGCTGGTGCTACTAAACTTGGTAAAGTACTTACAGGTAAAGGTAACATACAAGCTGGCAAACAATCTATAGAAAAGTATGGTGATGCTATTCCTGGTTTAAAAGCATTAAAAGATAATCTAGTATCAATGTGGAATATAACAGATAATCATAGCAGAAATGTTGAAGGTTATGTTCCTGGTCTTGATGGTCGTAAAGTTTATGTACCACAAGATTATCAAACACTTAATTATTTGTTACAAAGTTGTGAAGCTATAACTACAAAAGCTGCATTACATTATCAAATGAATAAAATTAAATCAGAAAATCTTGATGCTGAGCCTAGACTTTATTATCATGATGAAGTAGCATGGTCAGTAGCAGAAGAAGATGCTGATAGAGTATTAGAAATACTTATAGAATCATTTGCCGAAGGTCCTAAAGAAATGGGCGTAGATATTATGGCAGGTGAAGGTACAATTGGTAATAACTATGCGGAGGTACACTAATGATTGTAGATATTAATGTAACAAAAGATTTTATTAATCAACGTGATGCTCGCGCTGAAATATATAATCCAAGGGGCAGATCATTCGAACGATTAAAACTTGATATTGAATGTGAAATATTTGAGTGGTGGATGATTGATAAAGGTACTTGGCAAGACCATATTGATTGGCAAGTTGATGGCGTCGATCAAATATATGGTAATGTTGATGTTAAATTTATTAAAACCTGGTATAATATTCCATGCAATAAAATGGTTTATTTATTAAAGCAAAGAGAATTAACAGATAACTTTTTCTTTTGTGAATGGAATGATAGACCTGAAAGATTATTAGTTGCAGGTGATATGGTTAAAGTTAATACACTTGGTGTACTAGAATACTGGGAACTAATGGATATAATTAAACCTTCTAAATACAACGGGTTTTATGCAGATATTCGTAAGCATTTAGAAAGAAAGGAAGTACATGGAAACTAAACACATGTTTGTAGATACAGATTCTATATTCTTTAAGATAGCATATAAATCTAAGAATCAATCTGAACTACGCAAGAACTATAATAGCTTTTGTAATAAGATGAAGCTAGAAGTTTCTGATAAAATGGTTAATCCTTTTACTGAAGAACTGAAAGTATTATATGCAGTTAAAGGTAAAGGTAACTATCGCAAAGAACTTAGTTCTGATTATAAGTCTACGCGTCCTGAGCTTGATAAAGATGTAAGAGATAAACTAAATTACTTACATAAACATGCAGTATCTAAAGGTGCTATTCAAGCAGACGGTATGGAAGCAGATGACTTAGTTTCTATATGGGCACGTGAAGCGCTCGATAGAAAAGAAGAGTATGTAATTTGTGGTATAGATAAAGATTTACTACAGATACCAGGTCATCATTACAATTATGGTAAAGATACTTGGCAGCTTATCAATGAAGAAGAAGCATTACATAATCTATATATTCAATGTTTGACTGGTGATAACACAGATAATATTCCAGGTCTAAAAGGTATTGGTCCTAAGAAAGCAGCAAAGATTTTAGCTGGCGTACCACTATCAAGACAATGGAATAAGATTAAAGCTACGTGGAAAGAACATGGTCAGAGTATAAAACAGTTAGAGCTTAGTCATAAGTTACTAAGAATGCTAACGTCATGGGAAGAATATGAAGATATTAAAGCATACATTCAAAGTAAAGCCACTGTCAGCGAATCAAATGACGTACAGGAACAAGTCGATAAAGTCGGCTAAGTATATCGAATATCAAAATGAATTAAGAGACGAAC